GTCATTATTTGCTCTACTATTTGGTTCATGTCTTCTCTATACAGTGTCCAAGCAGTTACGGTGTACCCCATATTGACAGGAATACCCCTCGCAAATCCAAAAATTGTATCTTTTTTGTATTTTTCGCTCTGTGTTATTGACGGTTTTCCTTCTTCGTCCAAGAAATAATTGAGAGCCTTATGATATGTGTATCTATTAATATCATATTCAATGTTGGTTTGTGTCATTGCCATCATTGGAAGTCTAATACGGTTAACAACAAGAGTTTCATCTTTTCTTACATTTTCCTGAATCATAGCAGCAACAGCTTTTTCAGGAGGACCAAGCATTATTGGTACTGGCCAAGCCTTGCCGTCTTCGTCAATCACAATGACATTCCTGAAAAGGTCCAGCATGGCCTCGTCGCTTCCACGAAGACCTCTTGAATAGCGATAAAGTACAGCACGATTATTTGCATCCGGGTCATTGAGTATTTTACCCTTTTGCATTGGATCGCTATTTGCATTTGCCCCGAAACCTGTTTTTTTCATAGTCTGGTCTTTAAGCCAGTTCATGCTTTCATCATTTACACTTCTCAGATTTGGATTGGAATCGGGATCGCAAAAAGGTGGCGGTTGATCTAGAATGGGATCGGGAACACTTGCAATTTCATTGCATTGATCGTAAGGTCGTTGTTGATGTGATCCTGAATCTGGTTTCATCTTTTCTCCTTATTTATGTAGGTTTTATTGATGGAAAAAATGTTGCTTAAATACAGATCTTGGTATCAGGGTGAGCCACCTAGACCAATTCGTCTCCAGATACCGGGATGGTCTGGAGAACAAAATCAACATAGAAACGGCGATGTTCCACAACCTTGGCATTGCATACCTTTTGTTGAAGGTTCAACATACGGTCTTGAGCTTTTTTACGCTTTTGACACCGAATGTCATGTCAAAATGGTTGAGGGTGAAGTGAAATTTTTTGGTGATTTTTCGGAAGAAAGCAAGAAAATACCCAAAAGTGTCACTCCTCCATTTTCTAGCTTTGCTCCCGGTCACTTTGGAATGACATCTTGTTTGGACATCGAAGCTCCTGAAGACTACATTCTTCGCATAGAACCTCATCCAAGGTTTTACACAGATGAAACATACACCGTTCCACTAGCCATTCCCGGCCATCTCAACACAAGCATGTGGCCCAAAATATTTTTTGTTGTATTCAAAAATCCGATGCCGGGACAAACATATATTTTCCGAAAAAATGAACCATATGCACAAATAATTATACTTCCAAGAAAAATGCAATATGAAATCAGGGAAATGACATCTGGAGAAAGCTCTGCCAGAGCATTGCTTGAGGACGGCATAGAAACACTAAATAAAAAATTTGTCAAGAATAGTTGGTTTGATTACAAGGGAAATAACTTTGATGACAAATATAAGATATTGAATAATATATTCACGAAAGAAGGCAAGGAAGGAATCCGCACATTCTTAAAAAGTGTTTCAAACCAAAACATGGAAAAATGCAAGATTATCAAAAAGAAATTATTTTTCCCAAAGAAAAAAAATGAAATCATACAAAATAAAGAAAAGGAGTGATAGGTTCGTCCCTTATATCGCAGGAGAACCCATCACTCAATTCAAAAAACCAAAATTGCCATTGTGGTATTTTATAAAAATTAACAAGCCAAATTTGTACGAGAACCAAGAATTTATTTTTGAGGCACTACAGGAGCAGCAGGAGCGCCCGGTTTGGCAGGTGCTACAGGAGCAGCAGGAGAGCCCGGTTTAGCAGGCGTAGCAGGAGCAGCTTGTGCTGCTTTTTGATTTGCAGCAGCCATTCCATTAACCTGACTTACTATTGCATCTATTGCTTTTCTTGTTTCTGTGTTTGTAATTCCGCTTGTATTAATTTTTTTCATAGCGACTTGTAAGTCTGTAACAGCTTTCACTTCACTTGGACTTGGCATTTTCGCTTGAGCAGCAACAGTGCCAGCAGCGGCAGGAGCAGCAGCAGGGGCAGCGGCAGCAGTAGGGGCAGCGGCAGCAGTAGGGGCAGCGGCAGGAGCAGCAGCAGGGGCAGCGGCAGGAGCAGCACCGGCGGCAGGAGCAGCGGCATTTTCTCTTTGAATCTGAAGATAAAACTCATAAAAAGACTTCACAATATCACCTCATACAATTTTAATTTTAAGATCCGGTTGTTTCTGAGTGACTTTGCCGTCACCTGTAACAACATCTTCCTGAAATCTCTGACAAATTAATTCTATTCTCAAAGCGCCCCACATCTTGAATTCGCCTAGGTTTCTCTGAACAATAACCCAGTTTTCTCTAAGGTGAGGAGTAAACAATCTTGAACCAATTTTTGGAGGATGGCCTAGGTTTTGCAAAACAGCCCTATAATTCAATTCAAACTTCATTTCATCTGGAGCATCAATTCCAAACTGATTCAAAAGATTTTGAGATGGAATAGGCTCATATGTACACCAAAGTTCAACAGGATTATTGGAAAATAATTTGTTCCTAGCCTCCAAATAAATCGGGTCAATCATGTCTTGTGTGATTACAACTTCATAGTAGTAAATTGGCGATCCACCTCTTTTTATTGCCTCCTGATCCCATAAATTGAAAAGGTCAAATGTTCGATCCAGAGGATCAAACATTTGAACACTTCCTCTTAATTGATATGGTGTTCCATCAAGATTGCAAAGAGCCAATTTCCCTCCTAGGAAAATTAATTACCTCATCCAAGGAAATTTTGAATCAACGATGTGTTCAAGCAAAGGCTTCCATTTTCCCAAGCAATTGCGATTGCTTTCTCCCATAGCACCACCAACACTTTTCATATCAGACTTGGGATCGCCTAAGTCTCCTACTTTAGTAAAAATTGGCTCTGTAGTTTTATCACCAGCCATAGTCGGCCTCAAAGAAACATCAGACCAACTAAATTTTCCTCTTGGAGGAGTAACTGTAGTAGTCAAAGTAGTTGGCGGCTTTGTCATAACTGGATCAGGCAAATCTCTCATGATGTCGTCATATCTGCGAACCATACCAGCAACTTTTTTTGGCCTAATGTCTGTAGATTTTATCGTGTATGGTCTACCATAATAGCCCGGATACATTTTTGGTGGCTCCATTTCAAAAGCACTGCCAATTTTATATCCGGGGCGAGTCGGATCAAGTTCGGGATCAGTTGGGGAATATCTCAATTTTGGCCCCGGTTTGCCAAAACTTGGCTTGAATGAACCCATAGAAAGATATTGGTTATTATTGAGACGATTACTATGAGGATCGTTTCCTCCAGCAAACATATATGTACCTTTAACGCTTGGATTATAATCAATTAAATGACCAAGAGCCTTGATCCTTTTGCGAAGAGTTGCCAATGGTTCAACAGGAACTCCATAACCTTCCAAGTCGCCAAGATAACCATTACCACCAAGATCAATATCATCTCCACGCTGACTAAGAGGCAAGTTTTTGTCCCTGACATACATTCTGGGCTCACCTTCTTTTTCTCTTTCATCATCTTCTTTTTCAAGTTCTTGAACCTTTTCAATATCAGCATTATATTGTTTATTGATTTTTTCTTGCTCTTTGGCTTCGGCCTCTTTTGCCTTAGCCTGAATATCAGCAAATTGAGTGTCGTAGTCTGGATCGATTTCCACTTGTGGCTTATAAGATGGTTTTTCTGGAACTTCAAAGTCACCCGGAATCAAATCTTCTGCGTTTATTTCAGTCTGAGATTGTATTTTTCCAACCAAGGTTACAAGCTCAGTTGCCCTGTCTAGTTTTATTGGCTTGCCAAGAACAACAGAACGCTTTACTAATTCTGAAGCTGATAATTCTTGTCCTTCCCCCTTGCTCAAAACTATATCTGCAATTTCACCTGCTTCTTTGAATTTTTCGATTGTTTGCTTATATCCTCTCAAAGCGTTACCGCTCATTTTAGGCAGCTTTTTTGCACCTGCTGCATAGTCATTCAACGATTCTTGAACAAAGTTCTTAATTAGATTCAAAGGTTCAGAATAGTCCACTTGGGAGAAAATCGGATATTTTTTGATTAATGCATTCACAAAATCTATTCTGACATAATTACTTATTGGGTTCCTATCGTTAGATAGGAATTTGTACCGAATTGTTGGACCAGAATTGTGAACTTTCATTTCTTCATAATTATCAATAGCCATTTTCTGGACTTCATTATAAAAATTAGGATCAGAAATTAGTTCATAAAAGTTTACATAACTTTCCATCCTACGCTTTACTTTGTCGATAAAAGCCCGATGGACAACTTCTGCTCTTCTTGATCCATATCCTGTTTTGAATTCAGTACCCGCTCCCATTCCAAGACGAGATAGTTCAGCTAATTTTTCGTTGGCTATTTTTTTTGGATAACCTTTAACTTCATCTATAAATCTCTGCCATTCCCCAGAATGCCTAAATTTTAATCTTTCTCTGGACTTGATGTTGTCCCAAAGATTCTTGGCATCATCATAGAATTTTTCATCTCTTGTGTCGATGTATTTTTTGAATAGCTCATACATGTTATGAGCCAATTCAACTTTTCCAATCGATTCTCTTTCTCCGGTTATCTTAGAACTTGGATCAAGTTCGACATCCCTTCCCTTAGAGTCCTGAGAATATCCACTTTCTCTCCTAAACCTTATGTCTTCGTTTTCAATAAAGTTTTTAGCGGCATTCCTTGCATTAGCCCTCAGCGTATCAGCCACATCATTAAAATCTTTTGGATCAAGATGTCCTACTTGTCTACCGCTAGAATCTTTGGATACTATCCATTTTGACTTGATTTCTTTGTTTTGTTCTGATTCTGGATTAAGAATACCAGCGCCACCTTCGACTCCACGACTGACTTCTTGTCTCTCAGTAGACCATAGTCTTGTTACCATGCCTCCGAAAATCAATGGCACATCAAACTTGAGTCTTGAATTTAGTCTCTTTGCTTGGCTTGAACAAATTGCCATCAATTGTCCGTAGAAATTGATGTCTGCATAATTTTTTTTACCTTCAGCATCAAAGCTGAAAAATCCTAGAGTATTGGCAACTAATTTGTTAAATTTGTTCTTAAACTTAACTCCATAAGAAGCTTCTAAATCTTTTCCTTTTGTGCCTGATCCTTTTCCTCTTGGCTGGGCTTGTTTTACCTTCTTGCCTGCCACGCCTTGCCTGCGTTCTCTCTCATCGTCGCTTGTCCAGATACGCTCAGTGGACTCTGGAGGAGTAAGGCTTGGATTAAAGCTTTTTTTATATTCATCATTAAATTTTTGCCACTTTGATTCAATGTCTGCATGAAATGGCAGAAAATATCTGTCATAGCTGCCACTCATTCTTGGCCCAACAAATTCTTTACTTTTCTTGGCCTCAGACAAAATAAAATTCAAATAGTCGAATGTAATCATAATTTACCTCTTGTTTTATTTACTTGAAAAATTTAATTTTTAATCAGATTTTATAAAAAAACCTCAACATAAAATATGTTGAGGTTTCTTATAGTAAGAATTTTCAATGTAATTTTAATCTAATGTAAGTCGTGGGGTAATTGCGATCTCGCCACCACCGGCTGGTAAGGTGAACGGAGCCGTGGAAAATCTTTCCACCCACAATAAGCTAGGACTCATTTCTGTTGTAGTAATGTAATAACCGTAAATAGTAGCTGCGGTTGAAAAGTTAAATGCCTGCTCACTATAAACTGCTGAATTAGTTCCTGCCGTAGAAGTAGCAACTGTCCAGCTTGTACCCGCAAGGGTTACCGCAGTATAACCGGCAATGGCAGTTTCCGTTATGTCACCAATGACTGTTGACTTTGACGGAACAAGATTGTTGGTAAAGAGACGCAAAACTCTTTGGCCCCCAACAGGACCAGAGCCGCCATCTTGTGCTAATTGGTTGACTATATATTTCAACATCAGCACATCGCCAGTATTAGGAACAACTAAAGCCATAAAAACCTCGTCTTGCGTCAAAGTTATATAGAGTGTGATTCAAAAAATCATAGTTTTTCATCACTACTATATTTTATGGCTCTTAAAAACAAAGATGGCAGCACATATAAACTGCAAAAGCCTAATCCCGCTATGAAAGAACAAAGCCTTTGGGCAAATGAAAAATTCATTCTTCATAATATGAAGTGGACGGCAGAAATAGCCGAAGATAAAACAGAATTAACGCCAATTCAGTCTGATTTGGTAGTTCAAGATAATTTTGTTGATGAATTAAAGGAAACTAAACCAGAAGAAAAAAATGAAGAACCAGTATTTGAAAGGAAAGTGATAACCGCTCCCGACAATCAAAGAATAGAAGAAGAAACAAAACCAGAAGGAATAGTTATTCCATTTAGAAAAAAGAATTTAGAACCAGAAAATAAAGCAGATGGTGGTTCTATTGGTTTAGACTATTTAATGGGTATTCCAAGTGTTGAAGATAATATATTACCAGAAGAAGTTACTAAAAAAATGAATTCAATACCAAATAAGATGAGACATTATTTAAGTAATATTGATGATTATCTTAATAATCTTAATAATCTAAAAATATATATACCAAAAACAATAGAAGATATATTACAAGATTCTTCAAAAGAACCATTTTCAATGGCAAAAGGCGGAAGAGTTGGTTATG